TCAATTATTAAAAGCACAAAGTGAGGAAGGAAGTGATCAATGGGAAGTTGTAGAACTTCCAGCAATATTGCCAAATGGAAAACCTGTTTGGCCAGAATTTTGGAAAGTTGAAGAGCTTCTTAAAACAAAAGCCTCGATCCCCGTTTCCAACTGGCTGGCCCAATATATGCAGCAACCGACCGCTGAAGAAGGAGCCATACTCAAACGAGATTGGTGGATGGACTGGGAAGGTCAATACCCTCCTAAAATAGAATACACAGTAATGTCTATGGATACTGCATTTACAAAATCAACAACATCTGACTATAGTGCTATAACTATGTGGGGTGTATTTAACACAGAAGATACCGGACAAAATATAATTTTGCTTAATGCATTTAAAGGCAGGTTCGAGTTCCCCGAACTACGTAGAGTGGCTCTAGAAGAATACCAAGACTGGCGACCTGACATGGTCATAATCGAGGCGAAAGCTTCAGGGCTACCTCTGACTCATGAGCTAAGACAAATGGATATCCCAGTTATTAACTTTACACCCTCAAAAGGAAATGATAAACACACAAGAGTAAACTCCGTTGCCCCGCTCTTTGAGAGTGGCAAAGTATGGGCCCCGATGCATGAGCATTTTGCACAAGAAGTAGTGGAAGAATGTGCATCGTTTCCATTCGGAGATCATGATGACTACGTCGATAGTACGACACAGGCAATCATGCGAATTAGACAGGGTGGTTTGGTTCGACATCCTGAAGATTACAAAGATGAGCCAATTATTAGAGGACAGGTAAAGTATTATGGTTAAACAATTTATGCCAAAAGCAGGAGAAGCGATCTTAGCGTTATTTAGTAAGCTAGGTGGCAATATGAACAATGTCCTTGGTTCTCGGTCTAATATTACATTTTTAGGTAAAGGTAAAAATACAGAAGCATTCCTAGACTCAGACATCAATATAGACGCAATCGGTGTTCTAGGTAAAAACAAAATTTTAGAAGAATTAGAAGGTTCTATCGGCTACTTAACAGCTGGTAAACTTAATGATGTTCAAGCAAATAAATTATTAAAGAACATGACAAAGATTGATGAAGTATTCAATCCTAAACAAGTCGCTAACATCACGGACATGGCAACAGGGACCGGGAATCTAGATGCAAAAGGTCTAGCCTCTCTTAGACGAATGACAGATGAAACTGCAGACGTAGCACCGACAGTTCAAACACAAGACCCTAATTTTATCCCTATAAGAGCCGATCAATACAGAGATGTATTTGGTAAAAGTCCTGAATTAAAAAACGTAGATTTACCACCACCAGGTTCACGTGGCGGACCCGATGATATCGCAGCACCATTTGCATCAGCAGAAGACACAATGGCAGAACTTAATAAAGCAGTTGCAATTGCTAATGCGGGAGCACCCGGAACTCCAGCTAAACGTGCAACAGCTAGAGAATTTTTAGTAGAAGCATTAAAAGAAGACGACACCTTTGCAACTAAACTTGGAAGTGTAGTATCTGCAGAAGATGTAAAATACATTACTGAAGGTGGCGGCGGTATTATGGGTGACCCATTAGTTTTAGTTGAAAAATATTTTGGACCAAGAATTTTAGAAATGATTCCACCAGGAGCATCTAACGAAGAGATTATTCTTTTTACAAAAAGAGTTATGAACAATGTAGAAGACGCTGCAGGATTAAAACCCGACAATCCAAGATTCGATAGATTTACTGCACGGTTTGTCGATGAAGTACAAGATTTTGCCAAAGGCGGATTAGCTAAGATCCTGGAGGTCTAATGGCACCTTTAGATTCAATCGGAAGAGTTAAAACAAAAACTATTCAAAAAGAAGCTGAACTTAAAAGATTATTTGATCTTATTTTTTTAAATGAAAATTGGGGAGCTATTCGTGGAAATAGAAGAGGTACGGGTGGAATAATTCCTGATGACTGGATGAGAAAAAATGTCTTGCCAGCAATTCAAGGAAATAAAAAAGCTTTAAAAGAATTATCTAGAATAACGGGAAGAACAATACCTGACTTAAAATCTGCTTTTGAAAAAAGAATACCTTTTTTAGAAGAAACAAGAGTTACAGCTGCCGCAGAATCTTTTCCTGAAGATAGAAGACTTACGCCTGAAAAAGCATTAGAGAAACAACAAAAAATAAAATTAAAAAGAGGTGAAAGATTAGATAAAACTGTTGGACAACAAGCAAAATATTTAAAAGGAACTGATGCTTTTCCTTTTCATCACATTATGCCTATCGGTGGAGAGGCACAGTTAACTACAAATGACGTAGCAGTTATTTCAAAACAAATGAATTCTAAATTAGCGCCCTATAATACAAAATTAAATGATATTGCTGATGGTATAAGCAATAATATTTCTAAAGCTTATACAACTAGGTCTGAAGGTGGCAGTTTTGAGTTTATGAAAAGAATAGATGAATTAAATGACCAAGCAGAAAAATTAGTGGCTAAAGCTACCAAAGAACTACCTAAAAAATTTCAACCCTATATTGGATTTACAAAACTTACTCCTCGTACGGATGAATATGGCTTTCCATTAGATGATAAGTTAATTGAAGAGAGAGTTGGTGCAGTAAGAGAAAAAGGAATACCGTTAAGAGATTTAACATCAGATCAGTTATCTAAATTAAAAAACTCAATTAAATCTTTAAGTGAGAAAGAAAAGATTGGTTATTGCAGTTTATTATCTCGTGGTGGTTTACCTGGGGACTGTGCGGCTGCAATAGATAACAACCCTGTAAAAGCTGCTGAAGTTTTTGATGAAGCTCCTGTAACAAGTAAAGGAATGGAAAAAGTTAAAAACGCTGCAAGTAGTTTTTTAAATTTTGCAAAACGTGGTGGTAAGTTCGGTGCATTAGCAGCAGTTGGTGCTGGTGCAGCTGCAATTGTAAAACCATTCATGAACGACGATCCAACAACTTATTTATCAAACGAAGACCAACAAAAAAATATGTTAATCTCTATGATTACAGATCCAGTTGTAGATGAACCAAAATCAGACGCAGCAATATTAGATTATCAATTACCAGCAATAGGAGCTGGGGCTGTAGCAGGAACTGCAGCAGTTGCACCTTCAACAATTGAAGCTAGTAGAAAAGGTGCGTTAGGTGCAGAAAAAAGAGGTGTAACTAGAACTGGTCTAAGGACTTTAGGAAGAGGATTAGCTTCTCTTGGAACACCATTAGGTTTACTGGCAACCGAGCCATTATTTATTGGTGGTCAAATTGCAGAAGGAGATTCATTAGGAGAGATTGCAACAGATCCAATAAATTATTTAGGTGCTGCATTTATGGGACCTGCTAGTGATCTTGCTACAAAAGGAGTAAGTCCTGGAATAGCAAAAGCTATGAGACTTGGAATTAGTCCAAGTGTATTAAAAACTGTGTCTAGAAGATTTGGTTTACCAGGTTTAGCGCTATCATTAGGTATTAGTGGTTATGAAACTTTTGATGATTATAGAAACAAACGGGGGTTTTTTAGTGAAGAATAAAACTCTTGTTGCAAATATGCAACACGTTAAATGGAAAGAGATTCCACCTTTGAAAGGACCTAACTCACAAGGGTTGAATGTTCCCATAAAACAAGCTACAACAATCAAGAACTCGGAGAATATAAATGGCAAAAATAGACAAAGCCCTACCAAACGTAGAGACTGAAATTAAAGTACCTGGCGAAGAAGAAGTAGCAGTTGCTGAACAAGAAACTGTTAACGAACAAGTCGGTCCTGATGATGTTCAAGTTACAACCGAAGAAGATGGTAGTGCAACAATTAATTTTGATCCAGAAGCAGTTAACCAACCTGGAGGAGAAAGCCATTTTGATAATTTAGCAGAATTATTACCAGAACAAGTTTTAGGAAAATTAGGTTCTGAATTAGTAGAAAATTATAATCAATACAAATCTTCTAGAAAAGCGTGGGAAGATACTTACACAAAAGGTTTAGATCTTTTAGGATTTAAATATGAAAATCCAACTCAACCGTTTCAAGGAGCTTC